GGAGGCACAAGGGGATCTAATAGGGAAAGAGGCAGCACAGGGGCACGCTTCTATCAGAGGAACCATAACAGGAAGATGATGATAAAAGACGATCTCACAGAAAACACAGTTGGGGCGATCAACGGCAGCATAAAGGCCAGGGACGTAATCGAGCATTACACCGGACAGCGAGCGATCAATAATGCTTATCTGTGTCCGTTTCATAAGGACAGGAGGCCATCGCTAACGGCTAAAGGTATCGTGTGGAATTGCTGGGCGTGCGGTGCCAGGGGTGACGCTATCGGATTTGTAACGCGATATTTCACGATTAGTTTCGCGGACGCTGTGAAGATGATCTCATCTGATTTCGGGATCACAATACCGACTCCGACAGGATCCCGGGAGCCGGAAAGCTTCGAGGCACTAGGAGATCGAATAGTCCGGACAGCAAACCGGAGGAACCGGGAGCAGCTGCGGGAGGCTATCGACTATCGGATCAAAGAGCTAAACGAGCAGCACCGGGAGTTAATGCACAACGGCGCACCGGATGAGGTGCTATCTGAGATCGCGGCGGATCTAGATTGGTTGATCCTGGAATATGACAAGATTTGACCGGGGCGCGGGGTGATCTGAAAGCAAATGTGACCGACTATCTGACAGGCTCGCTAATTTACCAGGCGCGGGCATTGCCGGGAGTGGCCACAGATGAAGAGGGACACGCCGCACAAACGAAGATGACGAAGAAGAAAAAGAGAGGTAACAATAATGAATGAATGGTTAAGCGGCGATTTCCGAAAGGATCTCAACAAAGAGTATTTAGGACATTGGGATCTACCGGAGGGCGAAGATCTAGTGTTAACGATCGAAGGTGTAAAGCTGGGCGATATAAAGTCACAGCGGGGCACAGACAAAAAGCCGGTGCTTTATTTCAAGGAGCCTGGCTGGAAACCGTTAATATTAAACGTCACAAATCAGAAATCTATCGCCAAAGCTTTAGGAACACCAAAGCGGGAGCTGTGGAGAGGCAAGCGCATTTCCCTATTTGAAGCACGCGAGCCGAAATCTGAGGACGGCTTAGCTATCCGGATCCGGGACTATCCGCCAAAGGTAGAGCAATACATCTGCGAGGATTGCGGGCAGATCATCACGGATCAAGGCGGACACAGGGCGGCGGCCATCGCTAACAGAGCATTAACGAAATACGGCGTTTATCTGTGTATGGATTGCGCTGTCTCTCGCAAGGGGACGGAGGCGGAATAATGAGCACGCTAACCCCGCTCAAGGCGATCCGGGCAAAGTGTCTAAGCTGCTCATGCGGGAGCGCCGCAGAGGTGCGGGAGTGCCCTGTTACTGAGTGCCCACTATACGATTTCAGATTTGGCCATAATCCGAAGAGAACGGGCGCGGGAGGTATAAATCCCCATGAAAGCAAATTAGAGTCAAAAAAACGCGCGTGAGTTAGGGTTTTTTGGCTAGAAAGGCCATCTGTGTTTAACTCACTACCTACGAAAAAACGAAAAAAGAGGAGCAGAAGAAAAATGTTTACAGTTACAAGCGAAAATTATCACAGTGTCGAGGCTAATAAAGCCTATTGGTCAGCGAGCCTCTTTAAAGCATTTGAGAGGTGCGAGGCTTGCGGCCTGGCTATGGTCAACGGCGAATACGAGCGAGAGGAAACCACAAGCCTCTTAGTGGGATCCTACATAGATTCGTTTTACTCCGGAGAAATGGACACTTTCAAAAGTGATCACCCGGAAATATTCAACTCAAGAACCGGGGAGCTAAAGGCCGATTATAAGAAAGCCAATGATCTAATCGACATTATCAACGGCCAGCAGCTTATGACCGACTATCTGACCGGGGAAACACAGAAAATAATGACCGCTGAGCTTTTCGGCGTGCCCTGGAAAATCAAGCTTGATGTTCACGGCGGGGACAGGCTCGTAGATCTGAAAGTAGTTAAGGACTTTGAAAGCATTTATCAAGAGGGTTACGGGCGTAGATCCTGGGTTGAGTTTTGGGGCTATGACATACAGGGCGCACTCTATCAGAGAGTGGAGCAGATAAGCTCCGGGAGATCTGAGCCGCTGCCGTTCTACCTGGTTGCCATCACGAAAGAGAAAACGCCGGATTTCGCTGTTATGCAGCTGCCGCAGCACATTTTAGACACAGCACTAAAGGTTGTAGAGGCAAAAATCGAGCGTTTCGACTTGATCAAATCCGGAGAGGTTGACCCTATACGATGCGGGCATTGCGACTATTGCAAAAGTACAAAGATCTTAACGGCTCCGGAGATCTACGACAATGAGGTTGCTTAACTCATGAGCTGCTCAAATTGTGAACACAAGGCCACTTGTCCGGATGCTTATAAAGCGGTTGCTGTCCACTGTGGAGCTTATCAAGATCCGGAACAGGCTGACAACGTAAACCACCCCAGCCACTATCAGACGCATATAAAAGGCTTGGAAACGATCGAAATTATTTATGCCGCGTTAGGGCGTGAATTGTTCAACGGGTATTGCCGGGGAAATGCTCTTAAATACCTATTAAGGGCAGATAAGAAAAACGGCGTTGAAGATCTCGAAAAGGCCGCTGTTTATCTCAGATGGGAAATAGAAAACAGGAGGAGTAATAGCCATGAATGACAGAGACTGCGAAAACTGCGCGAGAAATACGCCGAATAATGGTTGCACCTCATGGAGCTGCGACTACATAAACCGCAAAGAAGCTATAGCGGCATGGATAGAGAAGCACCGCAACCAGGGCGGCAAAGGACAGGAGAACAAGACATGATCCTAATTGATACCAGGGAAAAGCCAAAAGCTATAAAAGGGATCACGGAATATTTTGACCGCTGCGAAATAACTTATGATCGCACTAAGCTATATTTCGGCGATTACATGGACTATCAGAACCCGGGGCTAGTGATCGACCGAAAACAAAACATTTCGGAGCTGGCGAAGAATTGCACATCAGAGCATGAACGTTTCCGGGAGGAGCTTAAGCGGGCAAAGGCGGCCGGAGCAATCATCGTTCTACTTGTGGAGCAGAACCGCTATACAAACCAGGGCAAAACGATCCACGTTGAAAGCATCGAAGATCTAATGAAATGGTGCTATCCCTATACGACAACTAAAGGCGAAACAGTGTTTAGGACCCTTAGTACATGGATGGCGAAATATCCTCTATACGTTGAATTTTGCGACAATCGCGAAACAGGCCGCCGAATTATAGAAATTCTGTACCGCGATAAATATAAGAAATTAAAATCATGATTTTTAGAAGAAAGGACACGAACCAATGAAGAAACCCGACATTAAAGCAGAGAAAGCCAAACTTGAAAAAATGGCAGCAGAGCAAAAAGAAATCATCGACAAGGCGACAGCAGCCCGCGCAGATCTCGCAAAAAAGGTTGAGGACATAGACGAGAAAATGACAGCCGCATTTGAAGCCATACAGCCGGCAGAGTATAGCGACTTAAAGAGGCAGCGCCGCGAAGCTGAGGACGCTATAAAAATGCTTGATGCAAAAATCTCGCGAACCAATGAAACGCCGCTCATAAGCAGAGGAGAATACACCAACTTAGTTCATGAATTATTTGAAACTGCGAATGCTTGCAGTAATGCCGCGTGGGACAGCATCGCCGCAATAATTGAGCAGCAGCTTGACCCTATAAGAGAAAAGCTAAACTCTGAACTAAAAGAAATAAACGAGTTGTTAAGCTTTCTCGAGAAAGATATTTTTAAAGATCCGGAGAGGAGAAGAAACGAAAAGATGGGCACGTACCACGCCTCGCCACACGTTAACGATAGGAGAGGCGCGATCGAATTAATAGACAATATTAAAGGCTACACGCCTATAAAATCTAGGTTGACGAATAAGCCTAAAGAAGAGCACCGGCTGAATATTTATTAGCGTAAAAAAGTGAGGTTTCAAAACCATGGAAAACGAAAGCCTTAGAAAACTATTAAGATCAACGAGCAACGATGACACGGCAACAGCTGACGATGAAAAAAGAGCTATTGCAGCAGAGTACAACATACCGGAGCAAATGGCCGATAGGTTACGCGGCGAAAACATAAACGATCTACGAGCAGATGCACAGAAACTCGCCGCCGCTATCGGTACTAAAAAAGAAGTCGCACCGCTCGGAAATCCGGAAATTGCAAGCGGTGAAGAAACAGACGATAACAATAAAGCTTATAAAAAATTGCTGTCAAATGTGTTTGGCCGCTATGAATGATGTAAAGCCCGTGGGCGCTTTGTCTAATCTGCTACCTTTCACGGATTAAGACCTAACAACCGCGGGCATTACATAACACAAGATCTAAAGCCGCCCCGATTCTATGCCATTATCCCCGGGCGGCGGGAGATCTTGCAGAGGGAACACTTAACCATGTCACTATCGGATAAACAGATAAATTAGCATCATCTGTTAAAAAAAATATGATCTATAATTATCGAAAATGTTAATGACAATCGCCCGGTAGTTTCTGCCAGGCGATTAAGTGCAATGGCGTTGATCGCGTAATAATAGAACCATGAGAGATTATCAGAGAAAGCGTAATAATAAATACCTCTTACCGACAGCGGTATATCATCAAGTTATATGGCTTATTAGAGATTATGACCGCATGGTAAAGGATCTCAACGACATTATGACAGGATCCCCGGCGCCTAGAGATGGCACACCCCGGGGCACTCGTAGCAACATATCAGAGGTGCAAATAAAGGTTGAGCGTAGAGAGCCGCTGCTCCAAAAGACAACCGCTATTGAAAAAGCACTCTCACGCATTCCGGAGGAATACCAAGCGGGAGTGTGGAATAATATACAGGAGCGTAGAGCATACCCGATGGATGCAGACCGGACTACTTACGGCCGTTGGAAATCGCGCTTTATTAGATACGTTGCTGTCTATCTTGGAATGGTGCCCGAGGATTGGTAAAGGACGCGCCCCGCATGACCACGGGACACAAACGAAATGTTATTCGTTCTAATCGATATTATACGCATGATATACGGAAAAAGACGAAAAATGACTTTGATAGGCGGCTCCGGTTGCTGAATTGATTTTAAAAAGAAATGGACGTTAACAGGCTGGCCAACAGATCTAACCGCACTATAAACGCTCCGGATCTACGCAGACAGCTAGCCACACCGCCACCCGCCACCCGCACCCAACGAGGTAGGGCGAGCGCGGCGAATACAAAGAAAATAATTATTTTTTTATCCGGATCCCACTGACACAGAGGCCGAAAGCGTGGCCAGGCAATGACATTTATATGTGGGGGAGCAGACCCCTAACAGCCCGCCCGCCGAGAGCCGACAGTCTTTACGAAAATTTCTCGCGGCCGAAAAATCAAAAGGGGGTAAAAATCCGGATTTTTGATTAAAGCATGAGCCGAAATCATCCCAGGGGCACCGATGGCAGCGGCTTCTATTAGATCAATATAACAGTGCTGCAAGGCAATAACAGGCGGTTAATCCGTCTTTTTTGATTTATGATCATTTACCCTCGCATATTGCCCGGAGTGCCCGCTCCAGGATCCTGTTATTTTGGATTTGAGCGGGTTTTTCATCTGAAACGATAAATATATTGTTTGGCTTGCAAAATGCCCTCTAAACGAATAATATATACATACATAGTGTGTATATACATTGTGTACGTTATTCACGAAATTACATTACATAAGAGGAGGCTAAACAAATGAGAAAGAGAGACATTAAGAAAATGGCGGAAAGAGGGCAAGAAATCGTAGGCAACAAGCCTAGAGATATGAGCATTAGCGAAATGGCTGCATTTATCGGGATGCTTAAGGAACCGGACGCTAACAACGTTTGCGACATTGTTACAACTGCATTCTATATGGGCGTAGCCGTAGGACACAGCGAGGCCACCGGGAGCGTTACGTCTAGGCTCTAGCCTATTAGATCGAGTGACAGGGGGACAGCATGAAAGACAAAATTTACACAATGGAGCAATGGCAGATCGACCGGGATTTTAAGGCGGAACCAGGCCAAGAGATAGAAGCTGACGTTTATGACGAAATGTTAAACGTTATGCCGCCGCTATCATTGCCGAAAGAAACGGCCAAGAGGGCGCTAAGATTATACAAGATCCCCGTACACGCCGGGTTTTTGATGGGCGAGCCACACAGCAGCGACAAACGGGGACAGTTATATTTAGCTTTTGGCATGAACGATTACGGCAAGGGCAAGCACTATTTTTATTTAGGGCTATCACTACCGGAGCGCCGCTTAAATGGCATTTATTATTATTTCGAGTGCATGAACGCCTTTGTTAATGATGGCCTCTTCATGGCGGCAGAATTTGACGGAGAAGAGGACGCGATCAAACACGCAGCAGATTATGAGGCAACGCTTTACAAGTACGAATTTAAAGATGGAGAACGAATAAGCAGCGAAATAGTATATGAACCACAACTCTATTAGATCGGAGGCGGCACGATGGGAAAAGAGCTATATTTTACTCCGGCACGCCGAAAAATTGGCACTGTGCATATATGGACGGACACCGGCGCAAAGTCGGCAGCTATCAAGATAAACGAACACGACAGCGGCAGCATATCGCTAATTATTGAGGCGAAAGACATTAACCAGGGCGCCGCAGCGCTTAACGCCTTTATAAATGAGCAGCTGACACAGCGCCAGGCTAAAGAAATACTCTACACGGGTGCGGGCGGCGTTAGTATTTGATCATAGGAGGTTAACACATGAAATTGTACTATCACATGACAGACGGAGGCGCAGAATACTACAGCACAACTCATGTACCTGGCAGCAATGAGGGATCGCTAGAAGATGCAATAATCCGGACAGATGGCGGCGAAATAGAGGTTTTCGCCGATAGGATAAGATCCCAGGGGCTAAAGCTTGTAATAAAAGGGGATTACATGACAAAGGAAAACGGAGAGGAGATCGCAAAATGAGGCTATTTTTTACAGATCCCAGCGGTGGGCGTGTTGCTATAGACACGGATAGAAAACAATACTGCGCGGACTACATCGCGCCGGAAACTATCATTAGCGATGATCACCGATTTATTAAAGTGTCAGATATTGACTCGCTGGATATTGTACTAAGTGAGGCGGATTTTTGCGGCTGGGGATATAGCGGGAGCTTCTTACAATCGCGCAAAAACTTGTATAAAAAAAGGGACATAGAGCAATTAATAAAAGCTGGCCGCTCACTTATTGGAGATCCGCCAGCAGATCATGAAGATATTAGGATAACCGAAATGCTGCATTTCATCCATATGGCACGCGAGACAAACGAAACCGATTCGTTAATAAAGGCATTATCCGGGGCGTATTATATGGGAATGGCTGTAGGTTTCGAATGCTATCAGATAAGACATGATCCGGAGGAATAGGAGCTTATATATACACGATCACGCTATATCTTGATGTAAAATCAGTATGGGCAATGTGTATATGTTATGTGGTATAATGGCATAAAGAGGCAATGAAGAGGAGGCCGGGAAATGCCAACCACAGACATTAACAAAAATCTAATAGATAAGCTGGCAGCAATGGGCGCAGATGTTCCGGAGACAAGATCGCGGCGCGTTCAAGTGCTTATTACACCGACTATGCACGAAACGTTAAAAGAGCTTTCAAACGCTACCGGAGTGAGTGTTAACGGGATCATTAACGCCGCTCTATCTGATTATCTGAACCAGGGCAAATAAAAAAGGCTGTGTTTAAGAGGGGTTGTATAATAATTGGCTGCGTAAATCGCGGCCTTTTATTGTTTCCGGGAGATAAATACTTTTTTATACTTTGCAATAATGCTGGAGCGCCCGAAAGCCTTGAAAATAAAGAGGCGTAGGCGTGGAATGAGCGCCGATTATTTAGCTCTTATTTAACTCTTTTTTAACTCTTAAGTTATCGCAAGGGGTCTATATTTTGCCTTTTGTTTCGATGTTAATACAATCCGCGTACTTTATGTACGTTATTTACAAAACCTCGAACACCTTGAAATTTCAATGAAAAACCGCTAACCCTTGAGGCTAGCGGTTTAAGTGGTCGGGGTGACATGATTTGAACATGCGACCTCTTCGTCCCGAACGAAGCGCTCTACCAAGCTGAGCCACACCCCGTTGTTAACAACATAATGTAAGATAACACAAAAGA